GGGGGGGGTTAAAATAAAAAATAAAGCGCAGGCGGGGAGGACTTGACACAGCGACTGGCGGGGGCATTATCTCCATCGTTTGCATTTTTACATACAATGTCAAAATATTGACACATAAGGGGGGGGGCGTTTATTCCAAAAAGAGCGCAAAAGATTCACAGACAAAAAAGCCGTTTCCATATATATTATAAATAATTTTTAACAAGCTAAGGATTCATGCGACCATGCAATCATTTCCATATTCACCAAGAGAATTAAAAGTCACAGAGGCGCGTCTAAACGCCATTTACGATGCGTCAGCACTTGGACTAAAGGGTGACAAGCTCGCCCTTGCTGCGGGGCTACTTCCAAGCGAGTATCGGCAACTGTGCCAACTCGACCCAAACGTTGAGTTGATGACGATGAAGGGCGCCGCTGACGCAGAGGCGCAAATGGCGCAGGTGCTAAAAGACGCGGCGCTAGGGGGCGATACAAAGGCGGCGTTAGCTATCCTTCAAAACGTGCATGGATGGGCAAGCGCTAAGGAGCAGAACAGAGTGGCGTTTGGCATCACTAACGCGGACGGCACAGCGGCAAGCCTTGTTATCGGGTGGGAGTCATGAAGGTTGTCATCCCCTACAAGCCAAGAGATGTATTTCGACCACTACACGCAAGAAAAGAGAGGTGGGCGGTTGTGGTCGCTCACAGAAGGGCGGGCAAGTCGGTAGCGTGTATTAACGAATTGATAAAGTGTGCTTGCACAGACTCTAGTGGGGATGGTAGGTATGCCTACATCTGCCCATACTACTCACAGGCAAAACAAGTAATCTGGGATTATTGTAAGACGTTTACAAAACCCATACCCAACATAAAGGTGAACGAAAGTGAATTACGACTCGATTTTCCAAACGGGGCGCGTATTCAGTTATTTGGTGCTGACAATCCTGACAGGTTGCGCGGTCTTTACTTTGACGGGATTATTGCTGACGAGTATGGCGATTGGAAGTCAACTGTATGGCCGTATGTTATCCGTCCTGCGCTGGCTGACCGCAAAGGGTGGGCGATAATTATTGGAACGCCAAAGGGTAAGAATAGCTTTTACGAACGCTTTGAAGCGGGCAAGCAAGACAAGGACTGCTTTACCTTGCTGCTGACCGCATCTAATTCGGGAATTCTTGACCAAGAAGAAATTGACGCGCTGAGAAAGGAGTTGTCGGAGGACGCATGGCTACAGGAGATGGAGTGCAACTTCGACGCGGCGATACCGGGGGCTATTTACGGCAGAGAAATGTACGAAGTGGGGCAATCGGGGAGAGTACGGCCTTGCTATGACCGCAAACTCAAGACGTATGCGGCTATCGATTTGGGGTGGAGCGACGACACGGCAATTTGGTGGTTTCAGGTGGCGGGCAAAGAGCTTAGGTTTATTGACTGCTACAGCAACAGTGGTATGCCTATCGCGCACTACCATGACATTTTGCAGAGTAAAGGCTATGATTATGGCGAATGGTTATATCTGCCGCACGACGCGAAGGCTAAATCATTGCAAACGGGCAGAAGTATTGAGGAGCAATTTCGTTCACTTGGGTGGTCACCTAGAATTGTCCCAAATATATCACTTATGGACGGAATACAAGCCGCTAGGTTATCATTAGCAAACTGTTGGTTTGACCCAAGCTGCAAAGAAGGAATGGAAGCGCTCACACAGTACCAAAGAGAGTATAATGTGGAGAAAAAGGTGTTTAATGAACGACCCAAACACGATTGGACATCTCACTTTGCTGACGCTTTCCGGTATGCGTGTCTTGCATGGCGCGAACAACGACCAGACGCAGCGCCAAAACCCAAAGCAAAATTCTGGGAAGACCAGTCCTTAGAGGAGTTGTGGGAACACAGCTCGAAACGTAGAGGTAGACGAATATAATGAGTGACAAACTATCAGCACAGCCTTGGCACGACGAAATATCGCGCTACCAAGAAGAATATAAGAAGTGGACAGAGCGTGGCGAGAAGATTGTCAAGCGCTACCGCGACGAGCGTAAGGACGCAGAGCAAGCGGACGCACGATTTAATATTCTTTGGTCTAACGTACAGACGCTAAAACCGGCAATTTACGCAAAACCGCCCAATCCTGACATTTCAAGACGTTTTGACGATAAAAATAACGCCGGCAGAGTAGCGGCGATGATTTTAGAGCGCGTTCTTGACTTTGAGATTAAAGAATACCCTGATTTTCACGATACGCTGTCTTGCGTGGTGGATGATAGGCTTCTTCCGGGCAGAGGCGTGGCGTGGCTACGCTATGAGCCTAAGATTGAAGAATTTGAGCCTTCAATTACCAATTATGCGGAGATAGGCGGGGAAGAATACTCACCTGAACGCACACTGGACGAAGAAAACGGGCTGGCGCAGACGGAAGTCTACGAACACGTTGTGTCTGAAACAACACCGGTGGATTATGTCTATTGGCAGGACTTTGCGCATCTACCTGCTCGGACATGGGACGAGGTGACATGGGTGGCACGACGCGTCTATATGACGTTAGACGAGGGGGTAGACCGCTTTGGCGACATCTTTGAGAAAGTTCCGTTAACTAACACGTCAAATCGTAAAGACGGCGACAAAGAAACTACTAAAGCCGATAAAAAGGCAGAAATCTGGGAAATTTGGTCAAAAGCAGAAAAATGCGTCTATTGGATAGCGGAGCAGTACGATGTCATTTTAGACCACAGAGATGACCCACTAGAGCTTTCAAACTTCTTTCCCTGCCCTAAACCTTACTTTGCCACTACATCGACAGGGACGCTGATTCCTGTAGCAGATTTTCTACTCTATCAAGACCAAGCAGACGAGATTGACGAGCTAACAGGTCGAATCAAGCATTTGACCAAAGCGCTTAAAGTCATGGGCATCTACGCGGCGGACGAGCCTGCGATTGAACGCTTGATGAAAGAAGGTAACGATGGGGTGCTTGTCCCTGTCAAAAACTGGGCGGCGTTTGTTGAAAAAGGCGGACTGCAAGGCGCTGTGCAATTTATGCCACTTGGCGACGTTGCGTCTGCGTTGCAACAGCTATATCAAGCGCGTGAGTCATGTAAGCAAATCATTTACGAAACAACTGGCCTGTCCGACATCATGCGTGGCGCGTCGGTAGCGAGTGAAACCGCGACAGCACAGCAAATTAAGAGTCAGTTTGCATCACTACGTCTTGGCAACATGAAAGACGGGCTGTATCGCTTTGCGCGTGAAATCCTGCGCATGAAGTCAGAGATTATCTGTTCAAAATACCAACCACAAACATTAGTTGAAGTGTCAGGCATTATGAATACGCCTGACGCGCAATTTGTAGAGCAAGCGATTCAACTGCTTAAAAACGAACCTGCTAGGGTTTTCAATATTGATATTGAAACCGATACGCTAGTTGAGCTTGATAAGCAGACTGAAAAGCAAAACCGCATGGAATTTTTGACAGCGGTAAGCGGCTTTATTAAAGACGGCATTGGCGCGGTTAAAGAAGACCCTGCAATGGCGCCGTTAGTTGGAGAGCTATTGCTTTATGGTGTTCGTGGGTTTAAAGCGGGCAGAGAACTTGAAGGTGTCCTTGAGCAGTTTGTTGACCAAGCGACTAAAAAAGCAGCAGGACCGCAACCACCGAGCAAAGACGAACAGCGTACACAAGCAGAGGCGCAAATTGCCCAAATGAAGATGCAAGCACAACAACAGTCAGAGCAGGCGGCGATGCAACTTGAACAAGTGAAACTTCAAGCAAATAATCAGCTTGAGCAAGCCAAACTTGAGTTTGATAAATGGAAAACACAACTTGATAACGACACAAGAATTGCTATTGCACAAATTCAAGCTCAAAATAGCATGAAACAGCATGTTCTAAGTCTTAATTCAGGTGCCGACCCCGGCGCACTGACAGAGCTTAATGATTCAGGAGATAGACAAATAAGCTCGATTTTATCAAACTCATTAAACAGCGTTATTGATAGCGTAAATACAAACATGACGCAAATGATGACTATGGCAAATCAACAAAACCAAGCGCTACTTGAAAGAATGGCAATGATGCACGACCATGTAACTCGGCCAAAACAAGTTGTTCGGGATGCTAACGGTAAAATTATAGGGGTTAAATAATGACTTTAGTATTAGCTGATAGGGTTAAAGAATCTTCCGCATCTACAGGTACAGGAAACATAGTTTTATCAGGCGCAAGCGTAGGATTTCAAACTTTTTCTTCTGCTATAGGAAATGGAAATACAACTTATTACACCATAGCAGACCAAAATGGCGCTAATTGGGAAGTAGGAATAGGGACTTACACGTCTAGTGGAAATATAATAGCAAGAGAAACAGTGCTATCCTCAAGTAATAGCGGAAACTTAGTAAATTTTACTTCTGGTAGCAAAGATGTTTTTGTCACCCTTCCTGCCGAACGCGCTGTTACTACGGGAGCGCTACAAATACTTACCCACGCTGCAACTACAGTAAGTGTTGCGGTATATAATGGGTATATATCTATTTTAAACCATTTTGGTGCAACAATTAATGTGAGCATAAATTAATATGACTTCTCGATACCCTTTAGTTCTTAACGGAACAACAATTCAAGAATTACAAACTGGCGATACGCTTACCGGATTTGCTTCTTCAGGCGCAAATAGTGATATAACTTCTTTAACAGGGTTGACAACGCCTTTATCACCAAGTCAAGGCGGGACAGGCGTAACTAGCCTTGGAGCTAATATAGCTACCTTTTTAGGTACGCCTACCAGTGCTAATTTAGCCGCCGCATTAACTGATGAAACGGGTAGCGGCGCAAGCGTATTTGCAACGACACCTACATTAGTAACGCCAATTTTAGGCACGCCCACAAGCGGAACGCTTACTAACTGTACAGGTCTTCCTGTATCGACAGGCGTGTCGGGTCTTGGTGCGAACGTAGCTACCTTTCTTGCGACACCTACCTCCGCAAACCTCGCTGCTGCATTAACAGACGAAACAGGCACAGGGGCAAATGTATTTGCATCAAACCCAACTTTCCCTGCGCAAATTAACCTTACTGCGAATAGTGGCCATAATATTTATGCTTCGGGAACGGCTGATAATTATTTGGCTGGACGTTTGGGAATTGGGGTTTTACCTTCTGCATCTAACGCAATGCTAGCTCTTGCTGGAACAAATGCAGGGGCTGCTTATAAAGAAGGAGTTACCTATACAGGAACATTTGGTACTGGGGTATCAGCTAGGGCGGACTGCTATTTTTCATACCCAAGCGTAAACAATTCATCGGGAAATTTGGATTCAATAAATCATTTTGCAGCATTTCAAAATACTTTTACAACCGCAGTTTCAAATCAAAGGGGGTTTTATGCAGAAATCTCATTAACAGGCGCAACAAATAACTACGGCTTTTACGGTGGTATAGTTTCTGGTACAGGCAGATACAACCTCTATATGGCAGGGTCGGCAGATAATTATTTGGCTGGGCGTTTAAGTGTTGGCACAGTAAATAAGTTAGGGACAATTACAAACTACGGTGCGTTAGGTATGGTTTGCGGATCTGGTGAATTAACAGCCAATAAGTCACTTAAATTTTATATTGACGGGGTACTATACGGAGGTATTTACTCACCTAATGGAAAATCTTTGGCATTTCAAGCGGGGGCATCTACACTATCTGATGCAATGGTAATAGACCAATCAAGCAACGTAGGTATCGGCACAGCTTCACCCAACGCATCCGCCATTCTTGACGTTCAAAGCACCACAAAAGGCGTGAGAATGCCTAATATGACAACTACGCAAAAAAACGCCATTGCGTCACCTGCGGCAGGGTTGATGGTTTTTGATACAACATTAAGTAAACTTTGCGTGTACTCTGGTGCGGCATGGCAAACAATCACTTCAATTTAATTAGCAGGAAGCACTCATGACAACAACATACACATACGAACCAACTAACTTGCAACGCGACCAAAACGGTATTGTGAACCAAGTTCAATTTACTATCACAGCATCAAACGGCACAGACAGTGTAACGGTTAACTCTATTACAGGTTTGCCTGCACCTAAAGGCACAGTCATTGAGTACGATAATCTATTAAAAGCAGACGTTATTGCATGGATTAAAAATCTAGTGGGTACACAGTCTGAAGCGTTAGCAGATTCGGAATTAGCGGCGCATATTGAAAATAAACAAATCGTACTCTCTAACGGCACGCCTTGGAGCAACTAATATGATTACTTGGAATTTATCTGAAGAATCAGCAAATGCAATATTAGGTATGTTAGGTCAACTTCCAACTTCGTCGGGTGCGTATCCTTTGCTTGTTGATTTAAAGCAGCAGCTAGACAATCAAAAAACAACTGCTTTTGAGAATTAAAAAATGTTTGGGTTTTCTTCTTTTGCTAATGTGCCTTTTGCTAGTATTCCAGTAGAAATACCTTCGCCAGTAATATTTATAGGCCCTAAAGGAGGAATAAAAAGTAAAAAGAAAGAATACAAAAATATTCGAAACGAAATTTTAAAAGATATAGAATCTGCCGTCAAAACAGTAACTGGCGAACCTATAACAAAAATTTCACCTAAAATTGAAAAAGAAAAACCTGTTACTTTTGTTGAGGATTATGAAGCAATCCTCCGCATGGAAACTGAAAAAGCTGCACTAGAGCTTGCTATCGCGCAAATGCTTGAAGACGAGCGTGACGACGAAGAAGCCATACTTTTACTATTATGATTGGAGATTAAAATGGGGTACGAAATTATATCCGCGGTCAGTAGCACTGGTGTTCCAGTCGCTGCAAGAGCCGACGGCAACGTTGTAGGCATAAGCACCAACGGTACACGCGCCACTTTTCATTACGTTGCGCAAGATGTTACGCCCGTAGCAACCGCTACTGACGTATTGGTTCTATCAGGCTCTGCGACAAAGACCATTCGAGTAACTAAAATTTCGATTGTGGGGACGGCTACTGCTGCGTCCATTTACGACCACTATGTTATTAAGCGCACCGCAGCAAATACGGGCGGCACATCAACTAGTGTGACGGCGGCGCAGTCAGATTCAACTGATGATGCGCAAACAGCTACGCTAAAACTTTACACTGCCAATCCGTCCGCATTAGGCACAGGTATTTCAGTTGAAGGCGCAAAAACGTATTTATCTGCTGGAGCTACTCCCGGCGCGGCGGCGTTACCTCATGTTTACACATTTGGCTCAAGAAACGATAAAGCGATTGTTTTGCGCGGCACAACTGAATCGTTAGCTATCAATTTTGGAGGTCAAGCAGTGCCTTCTGGGGCTAACATATACATAAGCAT